ATATGGCTTATACTCGTGGCGAGAATTGACAAACACGGCGCGCATTGTGGTATACTATGGCAATCTTATGGGCGCAATCAATCCACAAAGAGTGGCGGCGAAAGTATCACAAACTATCCAGCGCGGCGAATTGGTGGACTTAGAGGATATTATCGCCAGCGTTGGATACGCGGCGAGCACTGCAAAGCGATCTGGCATGGTAACGAATACCAAGGCATACAAGGCTACGATGGCAATTATGGAAAAGCCGCTACTAGAAGGAATACAGGCCGAGATCAACCGGCTCAAACTCGCGATGAGCAAAAAAGATTTGATGCAAGAGGACTACAGAACGCTTGCCTATGGCATGGATATACAGGTAAAAAATTATCAACTGCTCTCCGGCGGCGCGACCGAACGTCAAGTGTTTGTACTTCCTGCCGAGATCATGAGCAAAAACGCGATTGTGCCAACTGAAGCACAGCCCGCGCTTGGCTCTGTTAAGCCTTTAGCGGATAACGGCGAGGTTAAGCCATCATAAGCATGTCGCACAATATGTATTGTGCGACATTGTATAGACAATGAATAAAAAATATGGTACAATATAATACGAATTATGGGGTGGGGGAGGGGCGATTCACTTTTTTTCTTTTTATATATAGGTACCCTCCGCTCTCCGAGTTTTCAATTTAATAGACCTATTGACATTATCTAAAATCTATGAACATGGAAGAACTCTACACATGCTACGATTCAGAAGAAGAAAAAGATTTCCTCGAGAGCGCTCTCGAGGATGAAGTGGTATCATTGGAAGAACTCTTAAGATGATCTTCCACCCCGCACAGTCCAAGGTCGCTTCTTCACCCAAACGATTCAGAGTGGTCTGCGCAGGCCGGCGTGGAGGCAAGACCGAGCTGGCAGTCTACGAGATGATCGGAAAGGCCTATGCCAAGAAAGGCAGAAACATCACCTATGTCGCGCCTACGTTCCAACAGGCCAGGGATATCGCCTGGGTGAAATTGGTGGAGGCGTGCAAAGCCATCACTGTGAAAGTCAATGAGACAAGGTTAGAGATAACGGTGCAGACGATGGACAAGGGAAAGAGCATCATATCCCTGCACGGGTGGGAGTCGATCGAATCGTTGCGCGGGCAGGCATTCGACTTCATCGTGATAGATGAGATAGCCAGTATGAGGAATTGGGAGACGCTCTGGATGACGGTCATACGGCCTACATTGACAGACCGAGAGGGAGAAGTGCTTTTTATTTCCACTCCAAAAGGATTCAATCATTTTTACGACTTGTACAATCTCTGCAACGATCCCGTGAAAGGCAAGGACTACGCCTCATTCCATTTCACCTCATACGACAATCCGTATATCAGCAAGGAAGAGATCGACAAGGCGCGCTCGGAGCTGTCAGAGGATCAGTTCGCGCAGGAATACATGGCGGACTTCAGGAAACAGGAGGGACTGGTCTACAAGGACTTCGACAGGAAATTGCATTTGTATGAGGGAGAGATACCGCGTCGTATCGAGTTTCGCATGGCCGGCGTGGATTTCGGATTCACGAACCCGGCTGCGGTTGTGGAGGTGTGCAAGGACAGCGACTCGCACTATTGGGTGGAGAGCGAGATGTATAAGACGGGGATGACGGACGCGCATGTGGCGGATTATGTAAAAGCGCAGCATTTCAATCTGGTGTTCCCGGACCCGGAGAACCCCGCGGCCATAAAGGAATTGACGGACAGGAACATCAACCTCCGCGAGGTCAGGAAGGGCAAGGATTCCGTCGTGAATGGAATAAACAAGGTCAGGGAGATATTGAAGCAGAACAGGCTTCACATCCATGTGCGGTGTCAGAACCTCATCGAGGAGATCGAGAGCTATCACTATCCGGACACGAAGGACGGAAGGAACGAGAGGGAGAATCCGGTCAAGGACTTCGATCACGCTTTGGACGCGCTGCGGTATGTCGTCATGACGGACGACGCGGTGATGACGTATGACGAGGACTTCAAGCTGTACACAGAGAGATACAGGTAGGCTTGTATTGACACAATAAACTATACTATGCTCTGTTCATGGCAAATACTCAACAGGTAGACGACGTGCGGGAAACTAAAACTCAAAGGACTGATAAAACGCGCTATGTTCCCTCGGATGTCGAACGGGAAGCGATATCGATCGTGCGTCTGGAGAAGCAGCGCTGGGAGGACGCAGTGGCGTTCGTCACGGAGCAGATTGCCTTCAAGATGCGCGACCTTATCCGTGTGTGCAGGAAGAATTTCTACGGCATTTTCGATTATCCGTACGACGAGGCCACGGGGCGAGAGAAGCTGTGGTATCCGCTCACCGAGATATTCGTGAACGCTGCGGTCAAGAACTTTGACTTGGACACGAAGGACGTGGGGTTCCGGGCGAAGAACGAGAACGGATATGGCATGACGGACATAACAAGAGCAGTCGTGCGGGACTGGCTCGACAAGATGAACTTCGGCGAGGCGCTCGACGAGGCGGAGAGGATGCTCGCGATCGACGGCACAGTCGTCTGGAAGACATTCGAGCGGGAGAAGAAAGTCAACCGCGTCGTTGTGGACTTGTTGAATATCTATCTCGACCCGACATCCCCGAGCATTCAAAAAGCATATCGATTCACTGAGCGCTCTTTGCAGTATCCGTCGGACTTGGCGCGGATGAGCGGCTGGAAGAATACAAAATTTCCGATAATGGTGCCAGTGCCGGGACTGCCGCGCACGGACCCTGTGTACAATCAGCTCAACATCTACTCGAATATCAAGATGGTCGATGTCTATGAGACATGGGGCAAAGTTCCGAAGTGGATAGTGCCGGGCGAGAAGGCGTATCAAGACCCTCATCATCCGGAAGCGGATGAGGAGACTGATGCACAGATCGTGGTCTCGGGAATAGACACGCCAGGCAAGGAGCGCGTGCATCTCATCGCTAAGAACGACAAGGTGGACGCTTTCGGAGATGCGCTTAAGCCGTACGAGGAAGCATGGTACGAGAAAGTTCCCGGCAGATGGTATGGAAAAGGGATATCGGAAAAGCTCATGCCATTCCAGTTGTACTCGAATGAAGTTTTGAACATCCGCAGGAATAGGAATTATGTAACACAGCTCGGGCTGTTCAAAGTCAGGAAAGGCTCGGGCATCACTCCGCAACAACTTCGCAGGTTGCCATCGAACGGGGCGATCGTCATGTCTTCGATGGATGACCTCGAACAGCTTGTCATGCAGGATGTTCCGCAGTCGTCGTACAACGATGAAAAGGTCATACAGGATGTCGCTCAGAGGGTGACTTCCGCTTTCGATGTCATCGTGGGAGATTCGCTTCCGTCATCGACTCCAGCGACGAACGCTTCGATTCAAAACACCAACGCTAAGAGCATGTTCGTGATGATCCGCGAGGAACTGGGAATGTTCCTCAAGCGCTGGATTGATAATCATGCTTTGCCGATAATCGCCAAGAACACGAAGATAAGCGACATCATCCGCGTGGACGGCGGAGATGATAAGCTCCGTGCGGTCTTCGAGAGGGTCGTCGCATGGTATGCGATAGAGGAGCTGGAGAAGCACGCGGCAGAAGGCAGGATTCCTTCGGAACAGGAACTGGTGAAGTCGATGGCTATGGCCGAGGATAAGCTCCGCAAGCGCAACGACTTGTTCGTGGAAATCATAGATGAGATAATCAAGGACCATATCGACACGGAGATTTATTTCACCAATGAGGAGATGGACATCGGCATCACGACGCAAAGGCTCATGTCTATGCTACAATTGGCTCCAGAGTTCAAGGGTCCGATAGTGAAACAGCTATTCGACCTTATGGGATTGCCGATGCCCTCGTTGCCGCAACAGATGCAACAGCCTCAGCAAGGAACTCCTCGCCGGCAGTCACAGCCGATGAACGCGGGACAGGCGGCGACTCCCGCTATCACTATGGGGAACCAGATGCCGAACATGAATCCTCAAACAGCATGAAGAAAACAATTAAACTCGAAAACGATACGAAGAAGGTCCTGACCGATCAGGAGAAGATCAAGCGTCTGACTGAACAAGACGGTTGGCCGATAGTCCGTAATCTTTTTCTTAAGGAAGCCGCCGCGCTTCTCAATATGGCAAATATGAATGTGGCGCAACCTTTAGGCGGAAGCATCCAAGTCGAGCTTGGTATGAGACAGCTTGCCTCTTCAAAGATTCTTTCCATTCTCAACGATGTGATCGGAACCGCGGAACAATTCGACATGAACTCCAAACTGACCGAAGAGGTCGAGTCCGGGTATGTCTTGAGAATGCCGGCCAGACGCTAGAGCTTCCGATCTCCTCAATCGGGCGCTTTAGTGGTAAAGGGTCTTTCGCCCGTAATCATGGATATTTTTTCATGTTAATAAGGAACTAGTACATAGACATACATATGGAACCTACTAACAATAACCAAGTGAACTTACCTGATGGGCCTCAATTGAGTCCGGCAGGCGGGAACGCGGCTGTTGGAGGCCAAAGCCCCCAAGAGACCCCGATCACGCTTAGCGAGCTGAATAAGGGTCTGGGTAAGGACTTTAAGGACAAGGATACCGCGCTTAAGTCGCTCAAGGACACGCAGTCCTATGTGGCTCAGGTCGGTACACTTAAGTCGCAACTCGAGAAACTTCAGTCTCAGCCGTCGTCTCCGCAAGCTAGCGGTGAGATAGCCGACCTGAAGGCTCAACTGAATAATATCCAAACGGAGAACTTCTTTGAGCGCAACGCACCTCTCAAGGCTATTCGCACCACGGTGGAGGCGTTCACCAAGGCGCAGGGAAAGACTTTGCAAGAGGTGGCTGAACTGCCCGAGATTAAGGAATTGCTCGTTAAAGTCTCCGGCTTTGAGCAAAGCCAGAAAATGAGGACGGTACTGGAATCTAATCCAAGATTAGCTTCCATGCAGGACAAGATGACGAAAGCCCAAGAACTCGCAGCTACCAAAAGTCGAAAAGCGATCGGTGAGGCCGCCGACATAGCGGTTAGCGCGGTCATGGACGCATACCCGGAATATTCAGAGCCGTCAGGCCCTCCGCTCCGGTAGTCATCACTCGTCAGGTGGAAGCTAGCTCTTTGAAAACACATGGGTGCAGTAGCTTCAACCCTTCTTACCTACGGCGACGTATCGCGGCGGGACGATTGGCAACACAACTTGTCGTCCTAAATGCTTTGTGTTAAGATGGGGACATGATTAAAAACTGCGCTATTTGCAACTTTAATTTTTGTCCTCATTGTCAGCATTGCAAACAAAAATCGGATGAAGTCAGGGGACTTCCCTCAATGGGACAATCCTGAACTAAGCCGAAGGTTAAAATCTTCGGAAAGCGCAACGACTAGATATTGAAACTCGAAAGAGAATATAATATATCCAAGAGCGTCCGACACCAGCAATGGTGATGATATAGTCTGAACACTATGGCAACATAGTGAAGTAGAAATTAAAAAATCTACGATAACATATTTGGTAGTTCTCAATGCAATTGAGATCCTTACGGCCACCGAGTCGCAGATAATGAACCAGCTTGGTAAGACGACGGCTATCGACACGATCCACTCCTTCTTGACCGACACATTGCTCACACCGGGCAGCGCTGCAGTTGAGATGGGTGCGGCGTATTCCTATTCGACTTTGACGACTCCCTCACGACAGACAAATATCGTGGAGGAAATCGCCATTCCGATTCAGGTCGCGCGTCCGCAACAGGTCATCCAGCACTATCACGGTCAGAACGAATTGCAGAGGCAGTTGAATAAGGCTTTGCTTGCATGGGGCAACGCAGCCGAGTTCGACCTAGTCCGTAGCTCGCTCACTTCCGGCTTGTCCGGAACGGCCGCGAGGATGTTGGGTATCCAGAACTGGATCGCCGGAGTATCGAGCGCTTATACCAACCAGACATCTGGAACGGTATGGTCGTCCTCGATACTCGATGCCCTGATGATGAACTGTTGGACGAACTCTAACGGCGATGTTGCGACGGACCTTTACATGGGCGGCAACATGAGGAAGCAGACTGATTATTTCACGCAGAAGACGAATGTCGTCGTGAATAATCCTTCTGAGATTTCCGACGTCGTGAAGACGGTGACAACGTACGAGACTTCCTTCGGAACCCTCTCGATACATAAACACCGTTTCGTTCAGGATGTGTCCTCAACGGTCAATCAGGTCGTTATGGGTATCCGACCGGAGAAATTGAAGGTTGCATTCCTTGATAAGCCCTATATACAAACTGATCTGTCTACGACAGGTCCGTACACGCCTCGGGCGGTATATGGTTCGCTTACCTTGGAAGTCCGCAATCCTCTTTCTAACTTCTACGCTAGCGGTTACGCCGCGGCCTAGATAGGAGCATTAAGCCATCCATCCACAATGGGTGGCTTTTTGTTTGGCTTGCTTGCATTGAACAATGTATTGTATACTTTTGATATGTCAGTCTTTATCAAAGACATTCCTATCGAACGAATTGTAAAAGACAAACTCATCGGCTGTGTACAAGCCTATGTAAAATTATTTCCGGAAGAGAATAAGCAGATGATAGACCAGGTCAATAAAAAAAGATGGTTTCTTGATGATATGGAATATGGAGCGTCTCCTACTGATTCAGTCATCGTGCGAGCGCTGTTCGAGATCCCCGAGACTCTTAACGCGATAATCATAAAGGGATTGAGCGAGAGCGAGATGCAACAGTTCAGGGGATTGAAGGGGTCGAGATGGTTTGCCAAAGAATTTCCTCAGTTTAGGACTCCCAGAGAGATATGAATAAATTAGCTTTAGCCATGATTGTGAAGGGCGATAAGAAAGAATCCGACGTTCTTTATCGTTGTCTTCAAAATGTTCTGCCTCATGTCGATATGGCCTTTGTCACCATTACCCATGAAAAAGGAAAGCCAAGAAACAAGGATGTTGAATCTGTTTGTAATCTTTTTAACGACACTGAGATTCAAGTCGTCATTTCCGATTTTGAATGGATAGATGATTTTGCCGCGGCAAGGAATTTTAATTTCTCTCAAGTCCCTAAAGAATATACTCATATCCTATGGTGCGATGCAGATGACTCTTTCCGTGGCCTTGAAAGGATAAAGAGCATAATTCAAAAGGACAGTTTGAAGGATAAGCCCGCGGACGGCTTCGGCATGTGGTATCTGTATCATTTTGACCAACACAAGCAGGCCGATGTCGTTCATAAGAAGACGATGATATTGCGGAATCCTATCGAGAATAAATGGGTCGAGTGGAAAGGCCGTCTCCATGAAGATCTGATACCGAATATCGTTCCGGAGATAACCATGATAGACAAGTATTTTAACGGAGGAATAGACCGTATGCACCTTGTCGATGAATCCGAGAATAAGGAAAAGGTCTTTAGGAATGTCAGGATTTCAAAGAGCGCCTTGGACGAAGACCCTAAGGAACCGAGGAACTATTTGAACTATGCCGCTTCTCTCATTGGGGCGGCTAGGTACAAGGAAGCCGCGAAGACGTATCAAGACTTCATCGAAAGGAGCGGTTCCGAGGAAGAGAAGTATATCGCTCGGCTTCGTATCTCCGAGGCATTACAAAAGACCGGGGATAGGGAAGGTTCGCTAGAGTCTGCTTTCATTGCCCTTGGCATGAGACCGCAGTACCCGGATGGATACTTTAATCTGGGACAGCTCATGTATCGCTATGGACGACTGGATGAGGCGGAGATTTATATCCTCATGGGACTGAAGATAAAGCCGCAATATAACTCCATCGTGGTCTATAACCCCCGTGATTATGATTATAACCCGATGAGGATGCTGATGAATGTCTATTTGGACAAAGGCAGACCTGATCTCGGGTTGCCTTTTATGAAAGCGTGCCTTGAGATTTACCCGAATAATAATAAACTGAAAGACGAATATGAAGCGCTTAAAATCGAGACCGAAAGGCTCACCCAAGTCGTATCGCACTTTGAGGAGTGGAAAAAGATGTCAGACGAGGAGTTCAAAAAAGCCATCGAGAAATTGCCGGTCGATCTTCGTTCCCACCCTGGGGTCTGCTCTCTTTATAATCAACGATTTGTCAAACAAACATCTACTGGTAAAGAGCTGGTCATTTACTGTTACCCCACGGGCTTTGACTTTAACCCTGAACTCTTCCAAAAGGTTGGATTCGGCGGTTCGGAAGAAGCTGTCGTCAATCTATCCAAAGAGCTTGCTGAAATTGGCTGGGATGTTACGGTCTACAACCGTTGCGGAGTAGAGCCTAAGAAATACGGCAAAGTCTGGTGGAAACCCTTCTGGATGTTCAATCGCGCGGATGTCGTGGATGTGCTTGTCATATGGCGCTCGCCTGCGATGTTGAATCATGAGTTGGGAGCCAAGAAGGTCATCCTTGACCTGCATGATGTCGTTCCCGAGCAGGAGTTCACAGCGGAGAGATTGGCTCGGGTTGATAAGATAATGGTAAAGACGAAAGCCCATCGCTCCTTGTTCCCTGATATTCCTGATAAGAAATTCGCTATAATCCCGAATGGTCAGGATAATTCTCTTTTTAAGGGAAATATAAAGAAAGACCCGTATCTCATCATCAATACTTCTAGTCCTGATAGAAGCATGGATGTGTTGCCCGAATTGTTCATGGAAATCAAGAAGTATGTTCCGCAGGCGAAGATGTCTTGGGCTTATGGCTGGAATAACTATGACGATTTTTTTAGAGGCGATCCGCTCCGCATGAAATGGAAGGATGAGGTTGAGAGACAGATTAAGAAAGCCGGTATCAAGTCTCTCGGAAAGATACCTCAGAAAGATGTCGCTAAGCTCTATGAAGAGGCTACGATACTCGCTTATCCATCCGAGTTTTTCGAGATCGACTGTATATCCGTGAAGAAGGCTCAAGCTGCCGGTTGCATCCCTGTGTCCACTGATTTTGCGGCGTTCGATGAGTCGATTCAGTACGGCTATAAGGTCCATTCAAAAAAGAATAATAAGAATTGGGCGAGCCAGTATCAGTTCGGATTCGGCATCACTGACCCGAAGATGAAAAAGGAGTTCGTACAGTATTGTGTTAATATTCTTAAATCAAAAGAAGACCCGCGCAGGATAGAGGCGGCAAAGAAGTGGGCGAGGAACTTCGATTGGGATAAGATAGCCAAAAGATGGAATCAAGTATTACAAGAGAAGAATTAAAACAACTATTCCGCGAGGAATATCCAGGCGCTGAAGACACGCTCGATTTAGTCGTGGATATTTGTTTTATCGAAGAAAAATACAGGAAGTTTTCAAAAGACGAATGGAAATCTTGGATACATAAAGCGAAAAATCATCTATGAAAATCGCATTTATCTGGCAAGGTATATCAGGTCGTTATGGCCAATGGAAAGACGGCCTCTATCAGGCTATGCAGATCATCGGTAAGAAGCACGATGTTCATCTATTCGAGCCGGAAGGCAATATAGAGTCATTCAAGCCCGATTGGGTTCTGTATTGGGAGTCTCCGGCCACGGCTCATGGAAAAGATAAAAAGAATTGGGATAAAGTGTGCAATCTTCCGTTCAAGAAAGCCCTTTTATATGCCGGTGGAGAAGTGGACGCGATGGCTGTTAAGGACTTCGATCATGTTTTTATCGAGAGCCAGGTGGACATGGAGACATGCGAACGATTGGGTATTCCTCATTCGAGGGCATTTGGAATAAATGATGAGATAATGAAGTCGCAGATTCAGCCGAAGATTTGGGACGGAATGCAACAGGCGACTTGTGCCGCATGGAAAAGGACATGGCTGATGACGGAAGCTTTGAAAGAGAAGTCTTTAGTCTGCGGAAGATTCCAAGAACACGACCCGGCCTGTTTTGAAAGGGCTACGACTCATGGAGCGTTGGTATTGCCAGAGCAATCCGCGGAATCGGTCTGTAGCCTCTTGAACGCCTCTAGGTGCCTTGTACAGACCTCTAGTGGGCAAGGTGGAGGACAACGAGCAACTCTCGAGGCCATCGCCTGTGGCATACCCGTTATTGCCATGACTGATTCCCCAAAAAACTGTGAGTTCGTCAGGGAGAGTGGTTATGGTCTCATCTGCGAGCCTAAGGTTGAGGCGATCAAGGAATCTATTAAGGAAATCAAGAGCAATCAGTGGAACATCGATGATGGGGTGAGTTACATCAAAAAGAATTGGTCTGCGAAGAAATACGCGGATGATCTTCTTAAAATCCTAGAATGAACTACCCTCTTTCAGAACTCATTGACCGCTATTCGATACTGCTCTTGAAAAAAGAGCGCTTGCCCGAGGACAAGAGCCTTGGCCTTCAGCTCTCGCTATTAAAGTCTGCGATTAGGGCTTACAACTATCCATGGTCTTTTTTATTCGTAGATAAGTTTCTGAAAGTGAACGGCAAGATTTGGGATTTGGAATCAGACATCAGGAAGGGCAGGGAGAAGCTTCTGGGTCTAACTGAGGTCGGTAGGAGAGCGATAGCTATCCGGGAACTCAACAAGGAACGGATCTCAATCAAGAACGATGTTGCTAAAAAGGTCGGAGATTTTCAGGACATCAAAATAGACCATGCCAGTCAGGGTTAGTGTAATCAGCGTGAGCATTCGGCCAAAGGGTCTGGATATAATCCAGAAGTGCCTTGCTGAACAGACCTTTCCATTCGAGGATTTTGAGTGGCTTACAGAACTTTCCGTGCCGCCTAAATGCAATTATGATTTGAACAAGGCGTATAATCGAGCGCTTCGCAGGGCTAAGGGAGAGCTTGTCGTAAGTTTGCAGGACTATATCAAAGTCACTCCACAATACTTGGAGAAGTTCTGGAAAGCCTATCAGGAAAATCCAAAGACATTTTTTACCGCGCCGGTGGGAAAGACTGATAAGGAAGATTTCACAGGAAACATCCGTTGGGACTGGAGAGCCTATAAAGACGCGAAGCCGGACTGGAAGTGCTGGGAGATAGACTCTGGCGCGGCTCCTAGGCAAGCACTGTTCGATATCGGGGGGTTTGACGAGGAACTGGATGGCAAGTGGTCATGCGACAATATCAATGTGGGTTTCAGGGCTGATAAGTCTGGATATAGATTCATGAACCTTTTTGACAATCCCGCGGTGGCTTATGATCACGATGCTTTCATCCCTAATCCTTTTAGGAAGGTCGGAAAGGATTTTGAGAAAGTAGTTCAATTCAACGCCCAAAGAATGAGGGAGATTGAGATGGGCGAATTGAAGATTAACTACTTGTATTGACACAATAAACTTGTCTATACTTAAACTATGGCCAAAGAATCAAACTTCAAAAAGCTCTCGAATAAGGTCAAGAAGTCCGAGATGAAAGCCGGATATAACGAGAAGAAAGCCGCCAAGATCGCCGATGCCACCGCCTATACCATTGGAAAGGCAAAGTATGGCAAGAAAGGAATGGCCAAGAAAGCCGCGGCAGGTCGAGCGCGTAAAAAGTAGATTATCAATTTTAGTAATATAACAAACAATACAATGTTAAAATCTTACGAAGATGGCATGACCTACGGCAAAGAAGGTCTGCATGAGCGTTCAAAGTTCGCGCTTGAGAATACTACTCCGGCAGAGACCCTTTCAGGCGTAGCCGCCATAGGCGTGTTCCCTTCAGTCTCTCTTTCAGACACCAACCCCGTGAATGTCGAAAAGTCTGAGGAGGGTTCGATTGGTGGCAAACTTGAATAACTACTATGGCAGAAACCAGAGTAGAACTGAATACTGGGTTTGAGACCTCTCAAGCGGGGATGTCTTTGGTATCGAAGATCGCCTTGAATACTTCCACTCCAGCTGGATTGGCTGATGATTCCGGAGTTCTCAAGAGGAGCGTTCTCGAGCCTGATCAATTCCCTCAAGTGGGTTTGGATATCACCAATCCTTTCGACCCGGGAGATATCGATGTTTCTCCTAAGTATCCTCGTGAAGGCAAACGGCCTTTTGATGGAGGAAAGAATCGAAACAATAAGACCCACGATGGTAAGAGTCTAACTTCAGTAAAAATATGAGCCACGACAAACAAGACAAAACATACGCTGAGTCCCGCTCCCGCATCGGCTCCATGAGCTTTGATGAGATAAAGAAGTGGAACGGTATCGACTACAATCCCGACGAGGATGTCATGGAGCATGAATCCGGCACTCCTACCAATTCCAAGGCTGGAAAGGAGGATGGGGTCAGGGTCAAGGGAAACAGCAACTAGGAATCAAGGCGTTCTAACCAACGCCTTTTCCGTAAGGCGTTATTCGTGTTATATTTATTTCAATGATTTCTAAACTATCTCCTCCGGAGTTCAACCGCTTACGCCGATTGAGCCAAGACGGGATTCCAGACGCTAAATTGATGGAGCTGTTCTGCATCTCTCGCTCCACCGTGGAAAGATACAAGTACGAGAGCATTCGGGAGATTTCAAGACGGGTCCAACGCAACAGGTATAAGCAGGAGAAGTCCTGCTACAAATGCGGTGGATCTCTGAAAGATCATCCCAAATGCCTCGTCTGCGAGATACTCATCCATGGCAATGAGCAATACTGCGAGTCCCATAAGCCATAGGCTTGTATTGACACAATAAACTATACTATGCTCTATCCAGTTGGAGAGTGCTGGAGGTTTTGGTAGTTGAGGAACTACTAAGGCCGCCACTAACCTCTAAAAAAATGATTTTATCTCAAATAGTCCAAAAGATTTATAACCTGACCGATTCCAATTCGGGGAACTATACCGCGGCACAGATGCTACCTGACATCAATTCATGGTATCAGCGCATTGTGAATGTCATTCTTCGTTCACAGGACGACTGGGAATTTGATGATTCCAATAAAACTGACTATCCGATTTTGACCGGTGATCTGGTAGCCAATCAGCAAAGCTACGTTCTTCCTGCCGGATGTCTTCGTATCCAACGCCTTGAGCTTTCATATGATGGCTCGATAACTTTTTACAAGGCGGAGCCGATAGATGTTTCGATGATAAGCAAGGGGACTCAGCCTGCACAGATACTTCAGTGGGCGAATGTCAATCGTCCTTACTACGATATTCGCTATTCTTCCATATTCCTCTATCCAATTCCAACAGTGACGACTACAGGAAGCACGGGCATGAAGATATGGATTAACCGTAATATCACCGAGTTCACTTCTTCTGACCTATCGACTGGGACTGCTTCTCCCGGATTCGACCCGAACTTCCACATGCTCCTTGCCTATGGCGTGGCGCATGACCGTGCCATTGCCAAGAGCCTTGCTAATGCAGACCGGATAGACAAAGAACTCGATAAGCTCATGTCTGAGCTTTCGACCTACTACGGAAACAAGGACGAGGACATGGCATGGAGCATACAGCCGGCGTACGAGGATTACGGTCAGCTTAATTATCAGACGGGAAATATTCGTAGAATAAGGTAAAATATCATGTCAACACTTCAAAAACTAAACAACTTCGCGGGAGATATGGGAAAAGGAATATTCATTCTGAATACGGACACGATCACGGTGGCTCTGACCGATGTCGCTCCGACCGCCGCAAGCCATGTGCTTGCAGACATCACACAGATATCATATACGAATCTTTCCTCAAGAAATCTGACGAGCGTCACATGGACTAATTCCGCCACGACTGTCTGGAATCTCATCGCCGCGAATCTCACCTTGACTTCTTCGGTGGGTTCGGTCGCTCAGTTCCGCTATATCGTCTTCTATGACAACACTTCTGCCTCTGACAACCTCTTGGGTTGGGTCGATTACGGAAGCGAGATTAACCTGAACGGAGCGAACGGAGATACGCTCCTCTTGAGCTTCGATGCGACGAATGGTTTGGTGAGCGTATCTTAAAATATGGCCATCGCAAGAGACGCAACATCATTCGTACAAAATTCGGGCACTTCAGCAACCGTAGCCCATACCTGTACTGGAACAAATCTGATCCTAATGGTAAATGCGGTAAATACGTCTGGAAATTTTTCCTTTACGGGAATGACTTATAACGGTGTCTCTATGACGTTAGTCTCGTCAATCTTTAACGCTACTACTGGCTTTTATGTTTCATTGTGGTATTTGATTAACCCATCTACGGGCACTCACAATATAGTCGCAACTACGTCAGGAAATAATAGTGTTTCAATTGGAGGAATATCATATACGGGAGCAAAACAATCTTCTCAGCCCGACTCATTTTCAAGCACTAGCCAAACAGCAAGCACATCAGCAACATACAATACTACAGTTGTTGCCAATAATTCTTGGCTAATAATGTCTGGGGGGGCAGATGCCAACGCGACTTCATGGACTGCTGGTACAAATACAAATCTGATACAAAATACAGCAAATGGTGTATTAATTATGGATGCAATAGCTTCAGTAGGCACTGGTTCACAGGGACTTACTTTTAACTATAGCGGTTTACACACCACCAACGCAGTGATAGCATCTATCGCACCAGCTCCTACCACTCAAAATCTCACCCTTTCCGTTGCCACCGCCGTCTATTCCATCGCCGGGCAGACTGTCACCATATCGAAGTTCAAGCAGTTGGTCTTGAACATAGCTACAGCGGTGTATAATTTCACGGGATTCAACATTGGGGCGACGTTCTCTGGCTGGATAAATCAGACCAAGCCCAGCACCTCATGGACTAATCAAAACAAACCCACTACTAACTGGACTAATCAAGCTAAAAACACATGAAACAAGACATACAAGTACAACAGTCCGATGCTTATCAGTCGAACGACGATGTTGTCATCGCTGTCACTACCACTACGCCGCAACCCGATATCACTTCGATTCAGAATTATACAGTCGGGAATCTTAATCAGCAGATATCTGACCTGAACGATCAGATAACGGCGCTACAAACGCAACAGGCGAATCTGCAATCAATCCTTGATGCGGCAACGCCTCAACTTGCTACGGTTCAACTAAAGGTCGCTACGCCTGCACAACAAATAAATGGCTAACGCGAAGCAACAGTTACAAATAGCGGCAGATGAATTAGTCAAAGGTCTAACTACTTCCAGCAATCTTACTGATGGAGGATTTGGCGCTGAATCTTGCGCCATCAATTTGGCCTCAAATCCAGGGGTCATCTATCCGACGAACGCCGCGATTGATTTGGGAGCCTTGAAAACCAATACGATTGTTGCCTCATGTCCCGATACAGGAGGCTCTTCGGGCGCTCAGAAATGGATCCTTGACGGTGCGGGCTATCTCTCGGTCATTCAGAACGGCGTTCTTACGGCTTCTCTTTCGGGTACAGGTTCTAAGACATTTACTTATGGTCAGACTGATATGATTATGTACGGCGGAAAGTTGTACGCGACCTACGGAAACAATATGGCCCAGTGGACGATCAACTATTCCGGTCCTAGCGTTACGGAGACCGATGGATGGTGGACGGCAAGCGGATATTCTACTTTGATGGCGAACCCGCATCCGATGGTTGTATTCAGTAATAAATTATATATCGCCGATGGGCAGTATCTTCACACTTATGACGGAACGACTCAAACGGGAGCTGTTCTGACCCTCCCTGCGGGTTGGACCATCACGGCTTTGGAAATAGACTCGGGGACAGGAAGATTGATGTTGGGAATCGTCTCTAATTCTGGAGGAGTTACTGGATCGGTGGATACCTCGATTGAGACTCTTGGGCGCAGTTATGTCGGCCTTTATGACGGTATCAGCCCTTTTACTCTCCTTCGCACCATTACCGTGGATGCTCCCGTGACGGCATTTCAAGCGATTGATGGACATATGTACGTCATCTATGGAGGCAATATCGGCATGTGGAACGGTGCTGGAATAGATTTCGTCCGAGATCTCAAAAACAACATCTCCTCTGGAAAAGCCAATATCACCTATAAGCAACAGGTATCGAATATCGGCAGGTTTCTGCTTGTGGGCGATAATTCCGGTAACTCTAATCCGTTCACGACATACGGGACGTATCGAGTGATAGCCTATGGAGAAGCTGAACGGGGCAACCCGGCTTTCTTTCCCATAGTGAATGAGTCAACGCAGATACACATGGTGAGCAATCTGTGGCTGAACTCCGCTGGAACACCAGGGGTGGGAACTTACGGGGTTCTTATCGGTGGTTCTTATTTGAATGGTGATTCCAGCGGGAATGAGCACGTCTATTTCATCCCCTTGTATTCCCATGCAACGGTTTTGTCCACTGGAGATTCAAGCCCTCTCCTCGTCACCAAGCGCTACAATCTCGGCCGTCCATGTGAGATCAACCTCATCAGGATATTCTATGAGGACACTTTTACCGCGACTTCGACGGCATTTGGAACTTTGTCGGTTGTAGACGATAATAGGCAAGTGGCTTATAGCGAGGCCATACCGAATACGGCAAGCGAAGTGGGATTGACTAGTTCAAAGATGGCGTGGATAGACGTGAAGTGCCAGGTCAAGTCCACCGAAGTCCAACTCGCGTATCAATGGACGGAGACCGCTACAAACCACGGTATCCGCAAAGTCATCATCTTCTACACTCCCTATGAATAACGACATCCAACAGCTCAAAGACCAAATTCAAAAGCTCCAACAGCAGGTTGATATCCAGCAGAGTAAATTCGACATGCACTTTCACGATGGGAATAATAGCCAAAGAATAAACATGTCTGACCTATTTTCAGGAATGATATGGGGCAATGCTGGGTCTTCTAGTTCCTCTTTGACTGTGACTGAACCTCGCATTTCAAGCACATCTATTTGTGTCGCTTCAACTCCTTTCGTTGTTAGTTTTTCAGCTCCTCATTCTTACATACTCACCAATATCGGAGGGTCTCTTTATACTGCTTATTATATAATCATCTTCTAACATGGCAACATACACATCACCCATCGGTTCGACATTCAATCCTCTGGCGGCATGGGGCGGAAATCAGACGAGCACGCCGGCGTATACTCCTCCTGCGCCGCCCGTGCCTCAAGCTCCGTCTTGGACTGCTCCGACTGGGCCTTTGGCATTGAATACCGTTCCCACAAGCGGCCCCAATTTCAATATCACTGGACAATCTTCGACTCCGGCAGGACCAACGCTTCCTTCAGCTTCGACTCCGGCAGGACCAACGCTTCCTTCAGCTTCAACTCCTTCCGGCTCTTCTCAAGCCGCCGATACGCAGCAGGCATCAGACATGGCTAAGTATTTCCCGAACGGGATCGGCGGTCAGACTGCACGGACCCCAGCTTCTCCCACCGTGAACAATCTTGCCTCTTCCTATGTCGGCCAATCCAACCCTTCGTATTCCATCGGGATGGGAATTAATACTCCAACCACCATTCCCTCGAATGTCATAGGTTCTGGAAATTCATATTCCGATGTCTTGAATGCCCGCAACTCTTTGATGCAGAATGCCACTCAGTACCTCACCCAGACCTATCCGAACATCATCTCCGGAGCCAACCTCGCCAACTTCAATGCTCAATATGGTCCAGGAGCGGAAGACGCCCAGTATGGAGCAGGTGCTGCAAATTATGTCGGCGCACAGACCAATATCACCAAACAGAATGCGCTGTTGGCCGCACAGGGCTACGGGACGCTATTGGGAGCCAACGCCTCTACTCTCCAGTCCGTGAATCCATATCAGAATCAGGTTGCACCCGGCTCTACTGCCTATAACCCCGCGACCAATCAGCCCGTAACGAACGGCATGGGAGCGGCTCCCGCGCAGATCATGTCCACGGCTTCTCAACTTGCTCAACTCGCCATTCAGAATGGTTCGGCCTCATACAATTCCGACGGCACAGTGAACATGCAACCGTATATCACTCAGGCGCAACAATTCTACGGAAGCGGTCAAATAGGCTCTGGTTCGTCTCAAGGGGGGATTCCGAGCCCTTATACGGCCTCAGGAGCCTCTCAACCTGGCACAGGCGGCCAAGGAGCCGTCCCTGCCTACTCCGGGAACGGACAGTCCACTTCAGTCGCCTATCAAGGGCAACCTGATGGACAGCCGCAGGGATATGGATCCAACGGTTACGGCAATGTGAACGCTCTGGCTCCGGCTCTCAAACAGTATGTTCAGAATGTTTCATTCCAAAATGCCGATGGAACGGCAACCCAGCTTCCGTTCATCGATGCCGAAAGAGTCCCGACTGCGATGCAGGCCACGGCGATGAATCAGGCGGCTCAGGCGGGCATCCCATATCTCCAAGGAACGGGCGCGAATGCCGTCCTCGCTGCTCAGCAGATCATCGATGTGGTCAACTCGGCAGAAGCGCTGTCAATCAGGAATCTCAAATCAGGCGTAGTCGGCAAGATTGAAGACAGCGCTCTAAACTGGGCGAACAACTGGCTCCAATTCAACCCCGACCTCTCGAACTTTGGACAGTTGAAAGACGCGGCTTCCAAGGCGACCACGGCTCTTGCTGGCGGCGTTGGTTCTGGCTTCCGCATGAACATGGGAATCATCGATGCGGCCACGCAGAACATGCCGACAGCAAGCGATAATCTCGAGACCGCGATGACAAAGGCCGAAGCTCTCCGTGGGCAGATCATCAACGCCATCGCGCCTTTGTACCCGCAATTAAGGGGAGGGACGATATTCTCGAACAGCAACACGGCCTCTAATCCGACGGGAGGGGCTACAACTCAACCTCAATCCTCAGGAGCTAATCCATTTTCTGACGCATCTTTCTATGGACAATAATCAAACACAACTCGATCCAAATGCCCTTACTCTTACAAAAGCCATAGGACTTCAAGAAGGAGGCGGACAAATAAATTACAACGCCAAGGGAGGTTCCGGTGAGACTGGCGCATATCAATGGATGCCGGAGACTTGGAAAGCGCAGGCGCAATCGGTCTTAGGAGACGCTAATGCTCCAATGACTCCTGAGAATCAGAATCAGGTCGCGTATACTTGGGTCAAATCAAAACTCGATGCCGGAAATACTCCGGCTCAAGTCGCTTCCATGTGGAACGCCGGAGAAGGCAATCCAAACGCATGGCAGGGAAATGCCGGAACCAATAAATCTGGAGTGTCTTATGACACGCAAGCATATGCGAATGGAGTTCAAAAATACGCTTCTCAACTGTGGAATCAGCAGAATCCTCAACAACCTGCTCCTGCTCCTGCTCAACCTTGGTATCAGCAAGCGGCAAGTGCTGTCGGTAATTTCTTTACGGGGAGCACGCAACAATTTGGTAAGACTATCGGCGGTGCCTTAGCTGCTCCGCAAAATGCGCAATCGTATTCTGATGTGCTTCAAAATTGGACACAGCAGATAGATGGGATTAAAACCCAAATAAAACAGACCGTTGCCAATGGAGGCGATCCGAGTCATATGCAATTCGCGCTTTGGGAAGCGTTGCAGAATAAGCCAAAGTTAGAAGATTTCACGGGGGATGTCATCAATACCACTCCGGAACAACTAGCTGGTCAAGGAATTGGAACAGGGCTTGAAGCATTGTCAGGCGGAATCCTTGGAGGGGGAGCAAGCGCGGTCGCCGATAAGAGCCTTGGTGTCATGGCAAAATTAGGTCAGGGAGCTAAATTGGGAGGGATATATGGCGCTATTTCCGGAGGAGCGGGAGCAATGCAGAATAACGCTTCTCTTGGCGGAATAGCGGAGAATACGGCGATTGGTGGGGCTGGAGGAGCTGTACTGGGAGCGGGACTTGAAGGAGCGGGAATGTTGGGAGGAAAGATAATATCCAGCCTCGATAAAAGCGGCATTGTAAATAGCATACTTCCCGAGACTGATTCCCGCACTGCCAAGATCGAGGGGTGGGTTCAGGACGCACAGGACAAGACTGCGCAAGCGTATGAAAATACTCTGCCTCTGACCCCGACTGAAAGGATGAAGGAACAGACATTGTTAGCTAAACAGGGTGATAACCTTTACACGACTTTGGCAAAATATGGCGTATCACCAGGAACCGAAGATGCTATCCCGCAATTACAGGCGATTTCCGATAGATTCGAGAACGCGACTAATTTTGCTCAGCAGAATGAGCATGCGCTCTTTAATGCTGACGAGATACGGGCGAAAGCATACGATCAGGTGAATCAGAATATTCCATCTGAAGTGGCGCGAGAAGCGGCTAAAGGGAAAATAGATACGGAAATGGATTCTCTTATAAAGGCAAATTCAAAATCAGTTGTTCAAGGAGCCAGCGGAGAGACACTGATGCCCTCTAATCTTGTCGAACGCCTAAGGAGAACTGGAAACAGTTGGACTCCTTTCAATGCTTCTGATCCGGAAAAGATAGGAAAGTCGGCAGGTTATGCCTTGTCAAATGCGGTTAGGGATCAAGTCGATAAGGAAGGAACATTCCCCGCGTACAGGGAAGCAAACAGTCAGTGGGGAAAAGTCATCCATGCCCAGCAGATGCTTCAAAAGATATCCGATTCGGGGAAGACATTCAAGGCGATCGGAGGTCTTGGAGGAACTATTGCTCGAAGAATCCTCGCCGGAGTCGTCGGATTGCATACTGGAGGATTGGGAGGAGTTGTTCTTGATGAGATGGGTTCAGAATATGCCGCAAAGATACTTTCAAATCCAAATCTGCGGACTTATTTTGATAGGAAATTGATCCAAAGATTCAGCGACAGTAAGGCGACTCCTGAAGCTATTACCGCTCTTGAAAATGAAGTCAAAAACTATATTGATAAGCAGGGCAAATTATTAAGGCTCCCCCCAGGTAAAACTATACAAGTTCCGTCCTTACAAGGTGGACAACCAGTTACACCAAATCAGATGGTCGGAAATCTCACGGAGAATCCCGTTGTAATAAAAACTAAAACTTCCAAATGACGGAAAGTCCTCCTATAATGCAAGATAGTATAAATCCGATTATTATCATGCCCCTAACTATACCATATCGCTTGTATTGACACAAGATAATCGCTTACCATTAGAAACACATGGAATCCGCCTTTGAACAACTGGATATGGACGCGATGTCGGCCTCGCGGCTGATGGAAGCGCTTGGATTGACCAAGATAGACCTCGACATCCCCGAAAGGTTCAGCCGCCTTCAGCAAGTGTGGCAGTATCTGAAGCAATATCCGGAAGACACGCAGAATTTCCTCATCTCCAAGATCACCACGGGGAAGATTGTTCCCGACAAGCTCCAGAAAGTATTCGAGTACACTCAACTTCTCCAGAAGAAACAAGCCGTGAGCGAGCAATATGAAGCGGTAAAAAAGGAAGGCGCCGTCATCACGGGCGAAGCGGACCCGATGCTGAGGATCTCGCACGCGCAGCGCGAGATAGAGGCACGGGACGGTCTTAAGGGCATAGAGAATGAGATCGGCTTATATGAAAAATAATCATGGGATATTTCATCACACCGAAGAATACGACGGCAGTTCTAGGAATACCTATAGGACGGCTTAATTTCCTTGAAAGAGAGATAATCGCTCTCCAGTCCCAAGGTGGGGGCATAAAGTTCGTTCAACCAGTCTCAGGGAATATTGATGATAGCAATACGGCATTCGCCTTCTCGACGCTTCCTTTGATATTAGTCATCAATGGATTAGCTTACCGACAGTCGGGAGGAGCGATAACTTGGTCATATGCCGGCGGAATAGTGATTCTTTCCTCTCCCGTAGGTGTGAATGGGAGCCTCTTCGCTCTTTCGGGGACGTATACGATAATCGAGATTCCCGGGACGATAAGCGATAATAATGTTTCTTTTTCCTCGGCAGTCGAGCCTCTTTATCTCGTGATGAATGGAGCTGCATACTTGCGCTCTGGGGCTCTCATAACTTGGACTTATCTGAATGGCGCGATCGTTACCAACGAACCTGTCGGATCAGGTGGCTGTCTATTCGGACTTTCAGGTGTCGCCTTATCAGCAGATACTAATGGGATAATAACTGGAATACAATGAAATTACTCATTAAAATATTGATCGCGTGCGGCATAGCTCTGATGTTCCCATCCATCGTGAATGCCCAAATAAGCGTTGTGCAAGGAGGAACAGGTCTCAGTTCAGTCCCTTTTGGTTATTGCCTTGAAGGAAACGCCACATTACATTTGATCGCCGTCCCCTGTGGAAGCACAGGAGGGGCAGGAACATGGGCAACGACGACCTCGAGCGTCCCCGCATGGCTCTATAACTATTCCAACAATACGACAGACATCATTCTTGTTGGTGGCACATCCACCTCGACCGCCAAGTTCATCTTCGACCCAAATAGCCAGATAGGATATTTCAGCCAGTACCTTGGAATAAATACCAAGTCTCCTCAATACAATCTTGAAGTGAACGGCACGGCTTCAACCTCACAGCTTTACGGCTCTTCGCTTGCGACCTGCAACGGTTCTAGTTTCCTGCAGTGGACAGGCGGTCTATTCGGTTGCGGAGCTGGTTCGACTTCTAGCTTCAGCACCACCTCCGCCAATTACTGGATAGGCCAATATCCGAATGGAAATCTGTTCTCGACGACCTCGGCAAATAACTGGGCTTCCGTGGGAGGCTATCTCAATTCAAATACTGGAAATTGGGCGGGCACATGGCAGGGCAATTCCCCGTCTGCATTTCAGGCGGCGCTTACGCTTCCTTTGACTATTGCTAATGGCGGCACGGCGACCACGACTGGCGGCGTGACTAATGGTGTAGAGTATTACAATGGCACAAACCTCACGAACGGCACAGGCTTCGTATACTCGGTCGGCAACGTCGGCATCGGGACGGCGAGTCCAGGGTATAAATTGGATGTAAATGGACAAATTGCATCAGGAAATAGTACTTCAGGTTCAAGTTTTATTGCAAGAGGTAATGGTTCAAATATGCAGTTTGGAAGCGATGGAAGTAATATTGGATATTTATTCAATAGTGGCGGTTCAGTGCAAATTAGAAGTTATGATGCAACAACTCCTGTAGCGACATTTCTATACGGTGGCAACGTCGGCATCGGGACGACGAACCCAACTGCTCTTTTGTCTGTGAATGGCACAGCTTCGACGACAAGCCTGTATATATCAAGTCTCGGCACTCCGGCAGGGACAGTTCTCGCCGTGAATGCACAAGGGCAGGTCATCGCCACGACGACCAGCTCGGGCGGTGTCAGCTCCGTCAACGGCACATGGCCGATACTCTCATCTGGCGGCACTACTCCTTCTATTTCCTTCGGAGGCCTTGGCACGACAACCAATCTCACGAATGGGCAAGTCCCCTACGTCACGGGTGTCAATACGCTCGGTCAGGAAGCCACAGGAACCGTCACCTGCACCGGCAATGCTTCATGCGGAGCTGGTTCATACGTTCTCGGAAATAATCTTACGATAACTGCTACTGGAGGCGGCGGAGGCGGAGGTGGCAATGTCTCAACCTCATCCGTCCCCGTTGTCGGAAACTTGGCCTACTGGACGACCACCACAGCCACCCCAGCTCTTCTAAGCACGGTAGCCACGACTTCTATCGGCTGTACTGGTCTCATCTCCTGCACGGGCTTCTACGCCCTCGGCAACGCTTCAACGATCAGCTACACTGGAAACAACTGGGCGACCACTTCTTCAAACTATTGGCTCACTCAAAATCAAGGCAATGCGTTCTCAACTACTTCTGCCGCCTATTACAATGGGACGCAAGGTTATTTGACTGGTAACCAGTCCATAACGCTTACAGGCGATATTACAGGTTCGGGATCGACTGCTATAACCACGGCGCTGAAATCAACTGGCACAGGCGCAGGTTCCTGTACTAATTGCAATGTAACCTTTGACGCTCAAGGCAGAGAAACAACTTATGCTAATGGCTCGGCAGGTTCTGGTTCCTATCCTTTCACTCCATCTACGAATTATGGAGCATTGGCGCAAGCCACGACTGGAATAGCATGGTTCCAGAACGGTCTTGAAGCTTCCTCGACTTCATTCTTCACAAATGCCTCGACGACTGCTATTTCATCCTCAAATCTGACATCTGGCGACTGTGTGCAGGCAAGCACAGGCGGATTGCTTACTACGACTTCTTCAGCGTGCGGTAGTGGCGGTTCTCAAACTCCGTGGACATCGAATATAAATGGAGCGGGATATAATCTAAATAGTGCAAGCAAAGTTGACGCTGATTATGGATTCTTTACAAATGGAAACTTGGTAGGCTACGCTTCTTCAACCAATCAAGACACGATATTTGGTCTTGGTGCGGGAGGACAGAATGCGACGACGAGTGCGACAAGTGGATATAATTCAATCTTTGGGTATCAAGCAGGAAATGCTCTTACTACTGGACAATACAATACGGCAATTGGTTATCAATCCCTCTACGCCAACACCACGGGCTTCCAAAACACCGCGAATGGTTTTCAATCCCTCCACGCCAACACCACGGGCTACCAAAACACCG